GAATGAACACCGCCAGCTCGTTATCGCCGTTATGCGATGAAAGGACTCACTACGATTTCTACATCTTTGTAGTACGGGTTAGAGTCGCCGCCTTCAATCAGCATGCGGTCAATGAGCTTCTTCGCTGCCGCACGGTTCTGATAGCCAACCACCAGTGTGGTAGGACGAACACCCAGAGGCGTACCGTCAGCGCGTTTCATCGCACCCATCAACTGAATTGCTGCTTCATAGTTGGCTTCGGTCAGCGCCGCTTTAGAACCAATCGCCAATTGAGGGAAAGAGAACCCCACGTTGCAACGGCCATCAACACCCGCAACCAGCTTGTTGTTGAACCAGGTGTATTCTTCATTCGGGTTCATGTTCTTAAACACGAATGGGCGGCGGTTCTGATAGATCACAGGCTTTAGGACTTGTGATGTATCGAGTAGGAACCAAGGCGACCCCGTATCCGTTGACGGATCACCGACCACGTTCGAGAAGGTAGTTGCTGGCGTGGTGTCCAATGGGTGGTCAGTGTCAAAGAAGTTTTGACCGTCATAGCACAGGGTTGCAAAGCCAGCGACTAGCAGCGGATATGCTAGCTTGTCTGGGAACATAGCCGCCTGATCACCAAAGCGCTGAGCGATGATGGAGTATTGGCCGATCTGGTCGTCTTCCACGTCTTCACGCTTGACTGAGATAGAGCTTTCAAACGTTTTGTTGAGGATTTGATAGCCATGTTTGCCAATATCCGCCAACTGACGATCACCGACCCACTCTTTAATCTCTGGCAAATCTTTAAGCCAGCCATAGAGGTTAGATGCACCAGACGATGGCACTTCGGTTGCTACCATATTCCATTGCGGTTTTGCTGCATCCACGCCACGCACGAAGGATGCATTCATTGAAGCAAATAGCGCTTCGATTACTTGAGCTTCACTTAAAGCCATGATTACGCTCCCTTAGCCAGAGATTGCTTAGACTTGAGGTACTCTTCTTGAGTCACTCCCATTTTGCGACACAGCGCGATCTCTTCTGGGTCAAGTTCGTCGGCTTGTACAGAAGTTTGCGTGGTGGTCACTTTTGAGTTGGTTGCAATCGCTGGCGCGGTTTCAACAAACTTCTTGAACTGCTCAATGCCACCTTCCGCACGACACATGCTGAGGAACATTTCTTTGTTCGCAGGGGCAACTTTGCCAGCCTTGATCGCATCTTCTACCAGCGCATCAATTTCAGATTCCTGAATGGCCTTTAATGCCGCTTCAGCAGTTTCAGCGCGGTTAAGTGCTAGCTGATAGGTTTCTTTAGGCACGGCCACATTGAGATCAATGTTTGATGCACGGTTAAGCGCAATGTCTTTCTCTGACTTCAGAGAGTTGATTGCGATTACCGCGTCTTGCTCGGTTGCGGTTTCGGCCAAGCCAAGCGCAGCGAGAATAAGCTGTGGTAGCTTCATTTCGTTTTCCTCTTGTCGGTTGAGGGCGGGTACATTTAGGTTGGGATTGTTGGTAAAACCTGAACTTTCGATGCTGTAGATAACACCTGTTTCCTTATCGTAACCAAACGCTGGGGAATAGAAGGCGTACTTCTCTCCTCAATCATTTCTCGGCCTTCGGCATTCAATTCCACAAACCCCCAAATCTCGCCGTTGCGATTTTCCAGTGACGTGATCCAGCCGTAAGCGGGTGCAGGCTCACCGTTTGGCGCTTTGATATGGGTTGAATGTTCTACATCGAATGGGCGCTTTTTAGTGAAGCGCTGGATAATGGCGTTAGGGTTGGAGTTGTTCCAAGTGCGTCCATCAATCCCTTGAAATGTTCCGGCCGGAATAAGCGGAAGCCAAACACCTGCGGTGGCGGCATCCACATTTGCCATGTTGAAACAAAGGGCAGTAAGACAATTAGCCATTGATTACTCCGGTTCATAAGCACTACATAACAACCTCCTTGGTGGTCGGTTGATATGAACTTGTTTTGGTGGAGTAAGAATGCGCCAATGCGACAACCGAGCCGAAATAACGGCAGTTGCTCAAATTGATAGGGTTGGGATACGTTTTGGGAGGGGAGAAAAGCGTGGTTAAGATTACCGCAAAAAAACAGGTTGGCAAGCGAAACGCAAAAGCCAACCAAAAACACAACGCCGAACCTAGTTTAAACCATGTTTAAATCGCGCCAGATTGATTTAAACTTTTTTATTGATACCTTTGCATGCCTTTTGGCTTTCTGTCGCGTTAGAGAGCGTTACATAAAATCACCAACTAAGTTGGCATGAATCCTTACCGCGAGATCATATTCACATAGAAAAATATCATTCACCTGGTTCTGCATATCCGCCAAGATTTCTTCTTGGTTCTTTTCCACGACACGGTATCCAAAAAGCTCCGCCGAATTTTTAAGGTCCTCCAATTGCTTGCTAGATAGCACACCAAGCTTATAGCCATTGTCCATATCGACGGCATCTTTAAACTGCTCATCCATTACCAAGCCAATGCATGACATAGGCAAATAAACATAGAGCTGACGCATTAACTTAACTCCCACATTGCTTCAGTATGGTTAATGATCGCTGCATTCACGCCACCCACAGAAGCCTGCTGAACATTCTGATTGCGTTGATTAAACATGATTGCATTGGATAGCACGCCTGCGATAGAGAGCTTGAATGACTCTAGCAACCCAGTAGTGTAAGAGGAGGTAGTCCAAGAACGCATTAAGCGATCAACTTCAACAGCTTGAGTCGAACCTGAACGAGTAGCCTTAACCTCGCCATCAACCAATATTGATATTGTGGCACCAACACGCTTGAGTAGATAAACGTGACGCGCTGATGGATTAAAGCCTGATGTTGACCATGTCACAACATAACTACCCGCATAAACTTGGATGCCATCGCCATTGGACAAAGACCGAAAGAAGTTATCAATCGTTGAACCAGAGAAAATGGATTGGTAAGCCGATGGATTTAATCCACTCACCGCCACTTCCAATTCAAAATCAACACCTGCTGGAACAACCAAAGGCGAACTCAACAAAGCGTATTGCGTTAAACCATCAAACCTTGGGTAGTAAAGCTCAGAAGCAGGTAGAGAAAGACGCTCACAACGCAATGCACTTGATTCAACATAGGTGACTGGCTCGCATCCACTTTCTTCATAAATCACGCACCACCCCCTAGTATCTCCGTTGAGTAGGTTTCTTGCTCTGCGATCAACAACAGCTTAGTGCAAGTAAAGTCGCGGCCATTAGCGCGAATTTGTATGGCCGTGCCATTGGTCGCAATGTTTCCGTTTTTATCGACACTGAAGAAAGTCGAGAACGTCATCACATCCTCATCCACTTCTAAGCTCCGGTTCTGCACCAGTCGGTTGCCTTCAGTGCCTAAAAAATCCAGCTCCAATGAACGGGTTGCCGCAGAGCCTGGAAAGCTACCGATAAAGTTTGCTTTAAAGTGCAAGCTGGCGTCATCGTTAAAACTGCGCAGCAGATTGGCTGCTGTATCAAAGAACGGCAGCAAGCTGCCGAATATCGGCGCTGCGGCTTTGATGCGGTCAATCAAGTTGTATGTCACCCCCTGCGTGAACACCAAAGGTGATGCGGAAAAGTCAAACAACACTTCGCTCTTATGTCGATGCGCGTCTGAACCTGAAGTTAAGGGGGCTTCATAGATCATGCAGGCGTTACTCCTACCGTGGTTTCACCACTGTTGGTTTTAGCCCAAACCAGATCACTGCCTGTTAGCTCATACACATAACGCTTTTGCGCTAGCATTGGGTCGCCTTCGGTGGTTACTGCTGGCTGCGTTTCTGCAACCAGCATTTGCCCGTTAACTGCTCCGCGATTCACAAATACGCCTTTCAACCCTACGTTGATTTGGCGGTATTCACTGGAGACTATTTTCACTGCTGTGGTAGCCATGATCGTTCCTCTTACTGTTTTAAGGTTTCATTCAAGCGCGTCTCTTTGGCTTGCAAATCATCACTCAGCGCTTGCTCTCGTTTCTTACCTGGGTTGTAGTTCCAACCAGGCTCAATGCCTTCGGGCAATACTTCCACTTCTCCGGTGCGTTTGTTTACCCATCGCTTGTTTTGCGTATCAGGCGCGGAGGTTTTCACCTTGCCTTCAGCGATCAGGTTTTCAGCTTCCCGCTTTGATACTTGCCGAACCCAGCACTTACAGCCCCAGCCGTTGGGCGGCATAAACTGCGCCCAAAACGGATCACCCACTGGCAGCAGAACACCATTCAAACGCACATGATCAAGCCGATGCTCACGCGATGGCCCCAACTGATAGAGCAAATAGGGCATGGCGCGCTTGGTTTTTTCGATGCGTTCCCACTGGCCTGCGGCGCGAGCGGTGCGCATGTTGGTGCGGTAAATGGTTTTTAAACGGCCTTCACTGCCCAATTGAACAAGCTTTGATTCTTGGGTGAGTGGGTCATCCATCACTTGTACGCCCCACCACCCAGACTTCACCAGTAGCGGCTTGAGCAGATCACGAAACTGCTCAAAGGTTTGACCTTCGGCAATGGCCTGCTCAACCAACTGCTTCACCTCAACCAGCAAATCGGCATTGAGCATTTTGGCTACGGTGAAAGCGTTTGCGTGTTCCTCTTTCCACACGTCACGGTAGTCAAAGCTTGGCTTAATTCCTTTGCGCTTGAACCATTCCAGCGACTCTTTGGGCACAATGTTTTTAGGCATCGCGCGCATCTCCTAAACCGCGAGCCTGAAACATCAGCTTCGCCATCTGTTCAACAAACTCACCCTCGCTGAGTTCCGCTTGCAAGGCAGGCAGGCCAGCCAAGAACGCATCATAACTGGCCGAGTCTTTGGCGAGCTTTAAGATCGGGTTCATAAACTCTTCGCCAGTTTCCACCCATTCGCTAACGGCTTCATCGGTCATCGCATCAACCTCCGCGTCTACGCTTTGGCTGATGCGGTTGATCGCAATACCTTGCGAATGGTTTAGGCCAACCTCTAGAGATTGCATGGAAGCTTGCGCCATAGGCACCAGCACTTCTTCTTCGTTCTCTGGCTCACTCAGGCCGAACTTATCACGCACGGATGAAGCGCTCACGCGTAGGCCACGGTCGATCAGTGGCGTTAAGCTATCGACCAGAACTTTGAGATCTTCCGGCTCTGGGATTTTGATGCGCACTTTCGGGTAATGCTCTTGCACACCCCAGTTGAGGATGATGTAAGGCTTAACCAAGAATTCATTGATGCAAGATTCGAGTTGGCGCGCATCCCACTTGGCAATATCAATCCGCACTTCGTTGTGAACGTTTGCTTGCGATTGAGAGCTGCCATTGTCGGCGGTCATGGTTTGGCCGAGTACGGCTTTTGAAATCTGTTCATCACACCAACGCGCCATGTTTTCAAATAGCGTGTCGCCGCCATTGCCTTTGGCCGTTTCTAGCAAGTCAATCTTCATTGACTCTGGGATCACCGCACCCGCATCACTGGCGATGCGGCCAATGGCATTAATCAGCGTGCTGATATCGCCCTCACTAGCGTTCGCGCCATACTTACCGACCCGAACCGGAATGCCGAACACTTCGGCAAACGCCCACCAATCGCGCACGGTGAACGATTTGAGCATGTACATCACTGCCACTAAGCGCGCTAGGCCATTGCGCCACACGCTGCCAGACTTAGATCGCGGCGTATGCACGATGAACTTATAAGGCTCTAGCGGCGCGCCCGTTGGGGCATCATCACTAATCAGCAAGATCTGCTCTAGGGTTTCTTGGTCTTGGCGCAGGTAACGAGGGTCAACCCACTTATAATCGCTCGGCTTCCACGGGGTTTTCTTGGTATCCCACAGCACTTGCACTACGGCAAGGCCCTTGCCTAAACCATCGAGCAAATCAAACAGCAGCTCAGGGATCATGTCGTCGGTCATGATTTCGCGCACGCGCTCTGCCATCAGCACATCATTGGCTTCATCGCTGTAGGCTTCCACGCTTGGCTCAATCGCTGCCACGGCGAGCTTACGGGTGCGCAACTGCGCTGCGTAGTGCAGGTCTCGCTCTTCCATTTCTTCCGCGAGCGTCATGTACGCTTCTGGGTCTGTGCCATCAATTACGCTACGCAGCAAGCCTGCAAGGCGCTGCGGCGTAATGGTTGAGGCCACACTGGCAGGGCGTGGGTTGCGCACGCCCGTGGTGTAAGCACGGGCAATGTCTTCGGCGAGTACGGTTTTGTCGGCTTTGAGTGGCTGGCCGCGAGCGTCGAGAAATTGAATACTCATAGTCGAATTCCTTTGCCGCGCAGATCACTGGCGTGCGGCATGTCGTCAAATCGGTTGTTTTCTTCTGCTGTACCAAAGAAGCGGCGCTGTGTTTCATCGGCATTCGCTTTGATGGTGTGCAGTTCGTAACGGGTGATGTCGGCTTTAGAAGCGAGATAAGCAAGGAAGATAGCCACCGCGCTATCACCGTGGCGCTTGTTACCATCGCTGCCTTTGGTTCGGCTGTCATCGATGCCAGGCACACCACGATAGATTTTGATTTGCCCAAGGTCGGTGATCACATCCTCATGCTTAGGCAGCTTTATTTCGTCATCTTCGAAAGCGGCTTTGAACTTCGGCATGTTCTCACGGTAGTAGGCGACAGAGAGTATGACCTCTTCAACTTCCGCGCCATAACGGTATCGGGCCTGCTCGGCAAGGTATTGGCCGTTACCACGCGCATCGAGCTTGATGCCGTCGCGGCGAGGCAGGCGATCGCAGATGTAGTACAGCGCTTGCTCTTGCTGCTTGAATGGCACGTTCTTAAGCTCGACTAGGAACGGAACCGTTCGCTTGGTATCTGTCTCGACGGTAATCGGAGCAAACGACGTTAAGTCACCGTTACGGGCAAAGTCTTCACCGAGTGCATGGCGCAACCCTTTAGGCAAGGCTTGCAGTTGTGGGCCAACGTTCTCCACTAGCCACTCTTGCATAGTACGCATGCGCTCGGCTTCGCCTGCATTGTTGAATGCTGCGCTGCCAGTAAAGCTGATTACGGGCGCATCAGCCAAAGAGGCCGCACGCTCACGAAGACCACGGCTAATGTATGCGCCGCCGCCGTTCTTCGGCACACAGTAGTATTCTTCCAGCGCATCTTCTTCGGTGGCGGTGTCACGCAGTAGGTCACGCTTCCATTGGTCTTCGGCTTCTTGCGTCCATGTTTTGCCTTTGACCTGACAGATACGCTTATACAGACCATCGCGGCAGGCATCATCCAACGTGATGGTATGGATCGAGTAACGCTTCTTGCCTGCGCGGCTGTCTTGAATGAGCTGGTTAAATAGGTTGTCCACCCCGTTATGGGTAGAGATAAGGCGCACCTTTGCGCCCCACATGGTTAAAGCCAACGCGGCCTTGAGCACTTCTGCAAGCCGTTCATGGAATGCGGCTTCGTCAATGGTTACGCAGCCCTGCATACCCCGCAGGTTAGAAGGGTTGCTGGATAACGCTTGCACCTTAAAGCCAGAAGCGAAATAGACCACAAAGGTTAAGATTTCTTTGTTGCCATCGTCATCGAGAAAGACTTCTTCCTGAACATCTTGCGCCGCATAGTTAAACGCCTTGGCCCACATCGCTACCGCATCAATGAATTCGCGCGCCATCTCTTTGTTGGAACCCACATAGAAATGGTGAGTGCCACCTGCGGCCTTTGACTTAGAAGCCGTGAGCGCAGCATCGGCCGCTTCCGCCCAAGTAATACCCGTCCGGCGGCTTTTCTCCGCAATCTTTAGCGGAGATTCATCAGCAATCCATCGCTTCTGGTAAGGCAGCAGCACATCTTGTTCGCGGAATTCATAGTTCATTTACGCGATCCCCAAGATTTGGTTTTTGATATCGGTGGCGGTATCCGCCGAAATGCCCGCTTGCTTAACAATCTTCTCAGCGGCCTCTGCGGCTTCAGCAGCGAACGCGGCGCGAATCTCTTTCTCGCGCTTCATACTGGTCATGGCGGCGGTTTCGATGCGCTGCACCACCAAGGCTAACTGGCCGAGCGCCTTGGGTGAGATCACTTCGCCATCTTCACCATCAGATTGCTCCATCATTTTCATGGAGGTATCAAACGCCATAGTGCGCACGAACTCTTGCAGCAGCTTACCGACATCACTGGTTGGTGCTTCACCAAGCTTAGAAACCCACACTTCCGCGACTTCACGAGACTGGCGCAAGCGTTGGCCCATATCTTCCATGCGCTTGGCATAGCGGTTAAACCCTGTGCGGCTTAGCTTGGCATCATCTCCCAAGCCTGCGTCATCAATCATTTGATTGACCGCTTCTAGAATGTCTTTTTGCGTCATGTTGCCGCTGCGGATAAAGACATTCAGCGTATTGCGGATATCTTCCGGCAGCAGTTCAACTTTGCTTTTGCGGTTACTGGCAACTTGCATACGCCTTGCTCCTATGCCCGTGGGCGTTTAACACCTGGCACAACGGCTTGACCCGTTGCCACGTCTTCACCACGGCCAGTGAGGCGCGCAATTTGGCAATCGCCCACATCACGCAGTGACACTAGGCCTTGCTCTTGCAACCAAAACAAATGGGTGCGAACTACATCGCGGCTGATTTTGTGGCCGTAAGCATCAAGACACGAATCAATGATCGACTCGTTTGCTTCATAGCCATGCATCTCATGCAGAGAGCGCAAAATAACCAGTCGCTGGTCTTCGGTTAAAAGCTCTTTAAATGACATGTAAACCTCTACTTATCATCTTTTAAACGTTGTTCTAAAAGGAGGTGGGCAAGATGCTCGACAGGCTGAATCTTTGCTTTTAGCTCTCTCATCTCACCCCGTGTATTGGCTAGCTCAACCAGCAACTCTGTGACTTGCTGCTGAGTCGGGAGGTTGTCTACATGCGCTTTTAAGTCATCCACTTTCTTTTCCACTTTCGCTAGGTCTTCACGCTTGGCATAGGTTTTGGAAAGCAGAACCAAGCCAACCATGACGAGGGATGAAAAGACCGTCCACGCGATAGAGAAATACTTCACAAATAAATCCATCAATGTGGCTCCTTTCTAGACTGACAACTGACGCACCGCACAGCCTCAGGCTGAGCTTCTATTCTTCTTTTGGGTATTTCGCTACCACAGCTGAGGCAGTAGCGATTGCCTTCTTCATCTTCATCTGGCTGCTCTTGAATCATATTGCGCCGTGCTGCGTGATGGTTGCTTAAGGCTAAGGCAAGGAATTCCTGATCACGCTCTTGGGCTTTATCAAACAGATCGCTCATTGACGCCCCTTAATGGCATCCACCACGGCGGAGGTGGCTTTGTGGCCGCTGCCTTTGGGATAAGGTGCGAAACCATCCAAAGTACGCAAGCCTAAGTAAGTCCACGCAGGTGCCGAAAGCAAACCCGCGATATAGGGGTCTGCCCCTGTTCCCATGCCTTTCGCTTTTAGAAACTCAAAAACAAAGCAGTAAAGAACCGTAGCCCAGAGAGATTGGCGCGCCATCAGTGGGCGAGTTTTGCGAATGTATGGGTCTTCAGCTTTGTCGCCTGCGCGAATTGTTTCTTGCGTTTCGTGGTGTTCGGCTTGCTTGTCCTGCAGCGCAAGCTCTTGGCGGCGGGTGATTTCTCGCTCCATCTCCACCTTGATGCGTTCCAGATCCACCAAGGCTTCTGGCGGAAAGCTTTGCAGCTCACGGGTTAAGGCGATTTGCTTTTGCCCTTTGTTCATGCCCAATGCGCCATCAACGGCTTCTACTGCATCGGCCACTTTACTGGCGGTGTCATTGCCGCCGAACAAGCTTGAAATACCACGGATGACCGAAGGCCCCACTTCAAGGGCGAGCGCCGCTAGCGCTGGGATTGCGATAGGCATTCTCTGAATCTCCGAATTTGTGAAAGTAGGTCAGCACCGGATTCAGGCTTATCAATGCCTAGGTGCAATCGAACCTCACACGCGGTGACGCTGCTCCAGCCTTTATTGAAAAAGCTTTGTAGCGTGGCATCGTGTGAGAAGAAAAATTTGCGCTCCAGAGGACCCATTGCCGCAGAGCCTGTTAATTGATAACGCTGCAACTCAGCCGCAAGGCGCATTTCGCGCCCCTTGGCATAAGCGAACTCTGAGTTCTTTTGGCGCTTCATTACTGGCATTCCCATGCCGCATTCAGCAAATGCACTAGGCGGTTATGCCAGCCTTCAATAAAGCGCACTTGGCTTGGATTGTTCTTGATGATGCGTGCGTAATATAGAGAGCGGCGCAGAACGTAACGGGCGGCGAGGTATTCCACATCACAAGCGTGAACGGCGGCGCGAGTGTTTTTGCCCACTAGGCCATCGTCAGCCACTCCGGCGCACTCTTGCAGCATTTTAATGGCAGGCTTCACGCCGTGTTGTACTGCACTATCAAACGTTAGCAGCGCGACAGGGCCTGCCCATTCATCACAGAACGCAGGCTTCCAGTAGTTGTCGTGGTAAATCTTCACCGCGTCATCCATGGTGAGTGATTTGATATCGACATTAGGGAAAGCGCGCTTGCTGATGCCGTATTTCGTTTCGCCGCCCTTGTCTGTTGGGTCGTTAACGTAGCCGCCATCATCACGCAAACCGCCTTCAGCAGTCAGCACGAACAGCACAGCATGGCAAAATTCAGGCGAGTAGCCAGCGGTAGAAAAGGGGAATTCGGTAAACATAAAAGCACAACCCGTTCAGACATTTGTTGAATTGATTGTGCTTTTTGTGGGGTGAGTTTATGAATTAACGACAGTTGCTCAACATTAGAACAGTTGGTGCTGACGCTTCCTCACTTCTAGGTTGCGCATTCTACGGATGGCCGCGTAGATGTTTTGAGTGGATAAGTTGTACTTGATCGCTAACTCAGGCACGTTCTGCCCGTTAAATTCACGCCAAATATACATGCATCGTAACTGATGCTCAAGCTGCTCACCTTTAGGGAAGTAATATTGCAAACCGCCTGTATCTTTGCACAAGCGCGCAAGCAGCACCAGTGCAACTATTTCATCTAGCCCCAGCTTGCTGCATTCATCTTTCAGTGATTCAAAGATGGTTAACATCATCTCAGGCCAACGCACTTTGCTTTCTTCATCATCCAGCAGTTTGTCGATATCGGCCAGTGATACGCCCTCAAACCCGAACATATCAAAGTTCTCTTCTTGATTGGCTGCTTTGTTCATCGTCTCCTCCACATACAAAAACACCCCGCAATGCTAGGTGTTTGTAGTGTAACTGAGGCGATCAGCGCGGGGCATGTTTTAGCTTTTCCAAGCCTGTGCATTTTTTTGCTTATCCTCTTCAGAGATCACCATCTCTTTCTTTACTGAGTCGCCTGCCTTTTTAAAGGCGATGTAATAGAGAAAAGGCAGCTGAATAATAGGCAGCAATACCAACAGAGCAAAGCCACCGCCGCCAATATCAGCGCCAACTTTCCCACCTAACTTAAACAGAGGGATAGCACCAATCAAACCAACGATGATAGAGATTAATATTTCATATATAGTCATTTTGTTGTTCCTTTTTCTTTTCTAACCAACGCATAAAATCATGCTGATAATAATACGCCAACTTATCATAACCCGCCGGGCCTGTGCAGTTGTCATTAGATGGAATGCGACCACCCGCCGCAACAATAGCCTCCGACATCAAACGGTAGTGCCAACGCTTTAGAGACTCAAGCACAACATAAGCCTCTTCTGATTTCAGCCACGCTGCACGCTCAATGCCTTTGCCGCCATTGGTGATACTGGTCATGCGCTTTACGTAAGCATCCAACGCTGCATCACTGCCGTTCTTCACGAAGCCTTGCTTGTGCATGGTAATCCAAATTGCGCGTAGCTTGGTGACCTCTAACGCTCTTGGCTTGGTGGCCTTAGCCTGTGGTTGCGTGCTTTTGGTTTGCGGAACAAAGCCGAGCGACTTCATTCTATCCACCATTTTTCTGAGCTTGAAATCGTTCAGGCCGCGCGAACTGCGCTGGCCTGTGACTTCCTCTAGCAAATCTCGATAAGCTTCATCGCTGAGTTGCAATTCGCGCTTACCGATTTGTACAAGTTTAAGGAGCTTGGACATTTCTCTACCCTTAATTATTTGGCATCCAGTGCGTAACCTCTTGCCCGCCAAATGAAGTTAACACCCCTGTGAGACAAAAGATTCCAAGTCCAGACCAGTACGTTGCTGTTGACTCAGTTTCATCTTTAAACATTATTTTACAATCCTGACCATCCTCAGGAAGTTCATCAGCAATAGGCACCCACATATGTATCATGATTATTCCACCATTTACTAAGCCGCTTTGCGACTGTTCTTGTATTCGAGCTGACAAGCTTTGCACCAAGTTTGCAGGCCATCCGCTTCACGCGATGAGGGCGACCAAAACAGCGTATCTTGCGGCCAGAACTCAGTGCAGTGCGGACACCACTTTTCAAGCCCCAGCTCAGGACAAAGGCGCGCCTTTCCCGTTGCAATACGGCGTTGCAATAATCCTGCTTTCATTAGTGGCGTGTATTCACCGAACATAATAAAAACTCCCTTGGCTGCTCATCAGTGCCTAGCAACCACGCTAGGCAGACAAGCAAGGCGAACCTTGCTTGTTTCGCTACGCTTTCCATCCAAGTTCACGCAGCTTGGCTGCGATGGGG